GCGGCGGCGACGTTGGGTTGGTAGTTGGCGGTGACCATCGCTTCCACCGGGTAGGGGGAAACGCTGTTTCCGCACATGCGGTTCTGCTCGGCTTTGGTGAGGCGCCGGCCGTCCCATGTGCGGTCGATGATGTAGTCGGGCGGGAAGCCCTGGGCCTGATAGAGCTCGTGGGGCTGCAGCATGCGCATGCCGATATCCACCAGCTGGTAGGGTTGGCCCTTCACTATAACCAGGCCCATGCGCGCCTTGGTGGGCAGCGTGTGGACCGGGTCGCGAACGTCCTGCCACTGGCCGCCCTGGCCGTAATACTTCATCAGGAACGCCTGGACCTGGCCGTGGTGGAAGCCGCCGGCGGAAATCGTGTGCAGCGGGTCGTCCGGGTGGCTGCCGACGTTGTCGCCGCGCAGCTTGATCATGTGGCTGGTGACCAGGCTGTGGTGGTCCACCGCGGTGACGGTGCCGATCGGCCGGCGCAGGTCCGAGCCGGTGACTCCGGTGTAGTGCTTCGCCAGAAAAGCCTGGACCAGCTGACCATGGTTGCCGGTGGGAACAATCGTCGGCAACGGGTCAGCGGCGTCGGCACAGCGCGGGCGCTGGCCGGGCGCTTCCCCGTAGCGGGGAACCAGGTAGGGCACGGCCAAGCATGTGTCGCCCTTGGCGGTGATCGTTGCCATGGGTTCATCCAGGCCGCGCGGGCGTGATTGGCCAGCTCGGCCCCCGCACCCCACCACCGCGCCGGACGCGGCCAGCGTGGGCACCACAACGCCATAGCCGTTGGCGCCAGCGGTGATGGTTTGCAGCGGCTGGTTGATCGGCTGGCCCCTGAAATAGTCGTAGCCGTGGTTCACCTTCACGATGAACGGATCCGGGTGCTGCAGCACAAACCGGCGGATGCCCTCGGCGATCCGGCGCTGCGTGGCCTCGGCCAGCGGCCGGCGCACGCCGACGGCGCGGCCCTCTTCCTTGCTGAGGAAGATGCTGGGGCAGGGCAGCGACCAGTCGATGATGTCCGCTGCGGAGCGGTACGGCTTGAGGTTGGGCCCGTGGGTGGGCTCTGGCCAGACGATCGGGGCGCCGTCACACCGCGCGATCAGGAACAGGCGTTTGCGGATAGTCGGCGCGCCGTAGGGGCAGGCGCGCAGCTCGCGCCACTCCACCTGGTAACCGTGGCGGCGCAGCGCGTTCACGAACGACCGGAAGGTGTGGCCGCGCCGCTTGGGGCACGGGTACTGCTGGCCATCTTCGCGGCGCACCACCGGCCCCCAGCTGACGAACTCTTCGACGTTCTCCAGCATGATGATGCGGGGGCGGACGGTGCCCACCCAGCGCATGACCACCCACGCGAGCCCGCGCACCCGGGGACTCACGGGCTTGCCGCCGCGCGCCTTGCTGTGGTGCGTGCAGTCCGGGCTGAACCACGCCAGGCCCACCGGGCGCCCCTGGGTCACCTCGCGCGGGTTGATGTCCCAGACCGACTCGCAGTAGTGCTTGGTGTGGGGGTGGTTGGTTTCATGCATCGCCAGGGCCACCGGATCGTGGTTGATGGCGATGTCGACGGGCCGGCCTATGGCCTGCTCGATGCCGGTGGAGGCGCCACCCCCGCCGGCGAAGTTGTCCACCACCAGCTCGCCGAAGTTGATGCTGCCCTGTAGGTTGCCGCGGAAAGTGCCCATTTAGTGGCCCTCCGCCGGCGCTGCAGGGAACCCGTCGTGCTGCTGGCCGTCCAGCATTCTGCCAGCGCGGGCCTTGCCAACTTTCACCATGGCTATCGGATCCAACAGGTCGAGGCTGGACGGCTTGTGGGTGTTCCCGTTTAGATCGACCCAATAAGCGCCGTTGGAAACCATGTCGCTGCTGTAGTGACCGTTCTCATGGCTCGCGACCTGCCACTCGCCCCACTGCTTGAACAGGAACGGGGTGCTGGCCTTGGCGCACTGATCGCGCAGGGAGCGGGCCCAGTCCGGGTGCATGGGGCGGGCGCCCGGACCGCTCTCGCCGCCGACGATCACCCAGTCGATATGCGGCGCGAATACTGAGGCGCGCCGCAGCACGTTCATTGAAATGACTGGATCGTATTCTGTGCCGGAGCCGCTTTTTGGAATCGGGATCTGCGTGAGATTCACTTCCCCCAGCAGGGGCTCCATGCTCAACCAGCGCAGTGCTGCCGGTGTGTCCAGCAGCTTTGGGATGTCCCGGTCCGCCTCGGCTTGGTTCACCACGGTGACGCCTAGCCAAACGTTCGACGGCGGGCGCCCGCCTCCGAGCCACCCTTCTAGCCAGGGCAGCAGATCGGCGCGGTAGGGCACGGAATAGTTCGCTATGATGTAGGCCAGTACTGCCCGCAGGCGGGGTTCCCAGTTGCCGATCCGCTTCGACAGCAGCAACCAGTCGAGGTGGGGCGTACAGCGAATCAGGTTCAGCAGGTCAGCGAGCCAATCCACGGCCACTTCATTGTCGAGCCAGTCGGCCAGAGAAGCACAGAACACTCGGTACCGTGTGCCCAGATCGGCGGCCTGGCGGTTCCAGCTGAGGGGCTTGCCCCAGGTGGCGGGCGACGTACGGCGGCGTGGCGCGCCAGGGCCCCAGTTGCCGCCGTGAAACCGGTTGTTCCGGCGCTCGGCGTAGCAGTGATCGCAGCCCGGCCCCACCTTAGTGCAGCCTTCCCAAGGGTTGAAGGTATGGTGGGCCCACTCGATTTTGGTGTTCTCAACCATGGCCTGCACCCTCCTTGCTTGCGCGGCGGCGTTTGCGATCTTGCAGTTCGACTTGCCACTCGTTCATTAGGTCGTAGATGTTCCCGGTAACAGCCCCGGTGTAGACGCCCGCCGCTTGTGCGGTTTCGAGAAGCCGCTGACACCAAGCGTTGGCGTAGCTGTTCCCGCACTCCTGCAGGACTAGGGCTACGGTATCCTCGATATACCGCCGTACATCTACAAACCCATCCGGTGTGTTGCGAGCCTTTTCCCGCGCATTCATAGCCATGGCCACTCGCTCGGCGGTGCCGAGATCGAAGCAGTTGGCTACGGGTACGGCGGGGTCCTGGTCTGCGCTACGCCTCACCCACCAGCTCCCATCCTCATCTTGGCCCACGGTGTAAGGCCTGCTTTCCCAGCGCAGACGGGTCTTGCCCAAATTGAGCGTGTAGCTGCGGTTCTGGTTGAGGGTATGCCTTGCGGCGGCGAGGCTGGCACTTGTGAGTGACTGAGTGTGCTGGGGGCAGCCGGTGAACTCGTAACGATCCAGCGATGCAAGAAACCGCAGTAGCATGGCGGCGGCTTGAAGGGCCTCCTTTCAACGGCCCCGTCCGGGTTCTTCTCAGGCTCGTACACCGCCTGCAGCACGGCTTTGCTGAGCTCGCCCACTTCTTCGTTCACCACGCCCATGGCGTGCAGTGGGTCGGTGGGCCAAGTCGGGAATTTATGGCAGGCTCTGTTGAGCTCATGAAGCACCACGTGCATCCGGGGCGGCAGGGCGGCTGCGGCCATATGGTCATTCCACCCCCGGTCGTACTGGCTGAGCGTGTCTTGCCGACCGGCCCGGTCCAGGACGTCACGGGACGCCGCCAGGGTGAGATAGCCCTCTGGTGTGTTCGGGTCCGCTTCCAGGGCGTTGGCCAGAGCTTCGCGTAGATCTGCGATGGTAGCGGTCTGCCGGCGCACCCAGAACGCGGTCGGGCCGTCCTCCGTGTCGATCAGCTGCAGCAGGAACCACCCGGCGGCGGCAGGTTTGGAATCTGCCCAATCGGCCGCTACCCCGTCATTTTCGTCACCGACTTCCCGTGTGACGCATTCCAGCAGCTGCTCGTTGAGCCAGCGCTCGAACGGCGCCGGGTCTTCGTCGAAGTGGTCCGGGATGGCTGGGTGGGTCCAAAATCCATCGCCGTCTGGTTCGACCGGGGCGGCGGTGATGAGGTGAATGCCGGCTTTCAGGCCTTGGCATAGGGTGAGCATCTGGTTGTAGCTCGATTGCGCATCGGTATCGCCACGCCAATCGCCGTTCACGGTGTGGCTATCGTGCAGATCCTGGGCCAGCTCAGCGAGCAGGGCGGCGGCGCTTTCGTTGAGGTTCATGCGTTGTCTCCGTGGCTCAATAGCGGCGCGGTGCTGCCGATGGGGCGCGCCGGGCATTTGCTCAGTTGAATCGGTAGGCCGGGCAGGTCACGATCTGGGTGGGGATGCAAACTACGCAGGGAGTGACCATGTTCGAAGTGTTGGTTAGTGAAACGGGAGTCCGCTGGGCGGGTTGGGTACAGGCGGCGGCCACCTTTGCCGCCGTCGCTGTGAGTCTGTGGGTTAGCGTTCGATCCATACGGGCGCAGCGGCGGCTTGAGGATGATCGACTTCACCAGGATCGCCTGGAGAACGTGTGCCGGGCTACGGTCTTCCTGTCTGCAGGAATAGGTAACATTCAGGCGCTTCGGAACGCTGCTGAGCGCCAGAACGGGGCTCCGCCAGCCGGGGCGATAAGGTTCACACTTTCGGCTCTCGACGGCGATCACGCTGCGCTTCAGGAAACGCTGCTGGAGAAGCTTCCAGGGGTCGGGGTTCTTGGGCAAATTAAGCAGGCGACCATGGACCTGCACGGCTATATCCGTTGGCTGGACCGTTTTGCTGGCGAGGTGCCGCCGGAATTCCCCAAGGTCACACACCAGACGGTATCCAGGCTTGAGGTTTCCGTGGCGGCGCTGTCTGACTTTATTGAGCGTTACACGCACGATCCGAATGCTCAGTTCGTTCCTGAAAAAGAGGATGAATGGCAGAAGGCGAAGCGGATCAGCGACTATTGAAGTGAGAAAGATTGTCATCGCAGCACCACCACCTGGAAGCCGGCGTCGGTCACCGTGTTATCGAATTCGTCGAGCAGCTCGTTGATCGCCTCGGTCGCCAGGGGCAACACGTCGACCAGGTAGCAGCTGCCCTGGGGACGTATGTCCCGGTTGCTCTGGTCTCCGCCGTTTCGCGCGTACAGCTTGATCTGCCACCGGCGCTGGCCGAGACCGGCGGCGCGGTCGCTGATGCGGGGGTTCTTGTCGTGCACGGAGTAGGTGGCGACGATCATGCGGCACGCTCCAGGCGGACTCGCTGCGGGGCGTTCTTGATGCGGCACAGGTGGGCGCCGTTGTGCGGGCGAACGCCGCCCAAGGCCCAGCCGATATTCGGGTCGCAAGGCTCGCCGTGGCTGGCGCCGCAGGCGGCGCAGGTGCCCCAGGTGGCCTTTTCGTCCCAGGTGAGTTCCTTGATCGGTGCGTCGGTGTTCATGCTGACCTCCCTCAGTGGCCCTTACCGAGACGGCGCTGCTGCCGTGGGGCCGGCGGGGCGTCCACGTAGCGATCCTCGGTGAATGCGAAGTCGCGGCCTTCGGCGGTGAGCAGGTCGCTCACCAGAGCGGGGTTGAACGCGGGTCGCTGCAGCACGTCCAGAACCTGGTGCTGGATCTGGCCCAACAGCTCGGCGGACATATCGGCGTAGTCCACGCAGTGCAGGGCGCGCAGATAGCGGTAGTTGGGGTGTTGCCGCGGGTTGACCCCGAGCATGTCGCCGATGTCGTCGAGCGTGCAGACGCTGAAGCTGGTGGCGCTGAACAGCTTTTTTACGGCTTGCTCCACCGCCAGTTTGTGGAATCGTTCGTTCATGGTCTCTCCCCCGAGAGGCCCGGCCCGTGGGCCGGGCGGTGGGTTTACGCGGCCATGCGGCCGATGATGACGTCCATGACCCCGCCCATTTCCTGGCGGATCAGGTCGGCGAAGTCGTCAGCCATTTCTTCCTGCTCCTGCTCGGCCTGCACCATGCGGAAGCGGAATTCCGGGTCACCGTCGCTGGTGATGAGCGCGATGCGCAGCCGGAAGGTCCGCTCCGGCAGCCCGTGGTACGGGTTGCAGGTGAACTCGAGGAAGTTGGGCAGGGGCTGATCCCGGGATTTGGCTTCCACGGAGGCCATGGTGGAGCGGGTGGCGCCGTAGTCCCGGTCCTCGTGTTCCTGCTCGGTGTTGGTTTTCAAAGTGACCAGGCGGACGGCGGCAATGGCCTTCGAAAGCGGGTAGAACTCGGGCCCGTCTTCGCCTCGGATGGTGGCCGCAAGGTGCGGTGCCCAGTCTTCAAGCCACTCAGCGGCGGACTTTTGGTCCATGCGCTTGCCCTCAATCTGCAGCAGCGCTTTGAAGGCGGCTGTCTTTTGCAGGCTCAGGGTGGCCTTGTGATCGGCATGGAGCGGGGCGTTCACGGTGCCCAGGTCCAGGATGGTGAGGGCGGCCATCTGTTCGGGGTCGATGAAACACGCGCTTTTAATGGTCTCGGTGACGTTAGTGACGCAGTAGTTGGAAAAGCCCTTCGGGTCGTTGGTCGCGAAGGTGCCCCGGAAGCGACGGCGGCGGTCGCTATACTGCTCCAGGTCTTCCAGACGTGCTGACTCGGGCACGGCCAGCACACCCGCCTGGTTATCAACCAATACCTCGTTGATCTCATCGATAGCGGAATTGTCCTGGAGGTGCTGTATCGCTTCTTTTTCCATTGGAACCTCTGTTTCTGTGGTGACTGTGGTGACGGTGGGTGTGGTGCCTTACTCGCTAGTTTCGCGGGCAGGCCGGGGGAAGAAGTCGCCCTGGTTTTCCGGCGAGAGGGTCATGCGCCCGCCGCGCCCGACGTGCATCGGGGTGCGGGTCGTGTCTTCCTCCTGGGCGAAGCCGCGCAGGGTGGCGGTCTTGGAATGGATCTTGTGAGACACGTCGACCTGGTTGGATTCGGCGATGCGCTTCACTTTGAAAGTGACCGTGACGCTGCCGTCCTTGCTGTTCTCGACGGTGCCGAGCGCCACGTCGCTGAGGGCGCGGCCCAGCTTCTCGGCGAACACGCCGGCGTCGAGATCGCCGATGAACTCGGCGGGGTCGGTGTGGGTGCCTTTCTGAGACATGGGTTTCTCCCCTTGCTTGCTTGTGGTTTAGAAAAGGGCGATGGCCACCAGGGCCACCGCGGTGACGGTGAGCGCCGTCGGTAAAAATCGGAGCCGGTTGCGGCCGGCCAGGGCCCGCTCGCTGGGGAGCGGTATCTGAATCGTTGTGGCGTTGTATTGGCTTCGCATGGGGCCTCCTACGCGGCGTTGTTGAGCTGGTGGCGCAGGTGGTCCAGGCCGGCGCTGGTGATCTCCACGCGGACGTACCATTGCGGGCCAACATGCGGATGGGTGAACTGCTCTTCGCGCTCCACCAGCCAACCGGCGCGGATCCACTCGGGGTTTGCGCGGCGGCGCCCGGTGGTGCCGTCCGGCTTGAACGCGCCGAGCTGTTCCAGCCGGCGGCGCAGGGCCCGGTCGCCCAGGTGCAGGGCGCGGGCGGCGTCGCGGATGCGGTAGGTGCTGTCGTTGGCGGAGCGGTGCATGGCAGTTCTCCTATGCGTTGAACGGCTCGCGGCCGATGTCGCGGCCCAGCTTGGCGTCGTGCCACCAGGCGTATTCCTCGGGGCCGTAGGGCACGTCCTTGTATTGCTGATAGCGGTCCCCCTGGTAGAAGCCCCAGGGGTGGTCCCAGGCGCCGTGCCAGAACAGCGTCCAGGTCTCCGGCTGGATAGTGGTGATACGGTGCAGGTCGATCTCGCGATGGCTGCGCGCCAAGGTGTTAAACCAGCGGACCCGCCGTTCACCGAGATTGATCACGGCATAGCCGAGCGATTGGTGCAGGGGATACGCGATGCCGCGTTCCTCGGTGTAGCGGCCGGTGAGCACCAAGCTGTGTGCGGTATCCCACGGGTGGTCATGCAGGTGGCGTTCTGCGTCGTTGCGCAGGAAGCGGTGCAAGTACCAAAAGCGGTTGTACTTCTCGCCCAGCCAATACCGCTCCAGGTAGGGCTCGCCCTCCGGCTGGATCAGGCGGCAGGGCCGGTTGGCGGTGTACTCAAAGAGCTCGCGCGCGATTACAGGCATGCGAATGCCTCCCGCTTTTGCTTCCGTGGCGGGGCTAGGGCAAGCTTCAGCGAGCGGGTAGATAGGGGGTGTTTATGGAGCGTGTCAGCCAATTTTTGGGTGAAATTATGGACTATCACATGACTTTCTTGGACCTGATCAGCAGTGACGCGGCCCCGGCATGGGTGCAGGCCTTGGCCACTGCTTTGGCGCTGATCGTTTCCTATGGCCTTGGGAAGCACTCCAACGAGTTGCAGTTGAGGATCGAAACTGCTCGGCGGATGGCCGCCGAAGATGAAAAGCACCGGGAGCAGCGCTCTGTCTATGCACGAAGCATCACCCGGTTGGTTGCAACGCATGGCCTTGTTCGGTCGACCGTCACGCTTCTTGAGAGCTTCGAAGACGATGGAAAACTGAATGCTACGGCGGTGCAGGCATCGTTGCGTAGCCTTGAAAAGATTGGCGATATGTACCGCCGGCTGATCTTCGAGCCTTTCCCAAGCGATGCCTGGATCGATGAGATACGGGGAGCCGTATTCTATGTTGTCACCATGAGTTCCCAGCTCGAACAACGAGTCGCCGGCGGGGCTATACACCCGACGATGGGCGACATGATAAGAACCTTCAGGACCTCTTTTGACAAGCGCCACGACCATGTCATGCGCCACGCCCGGTCGTTTGATGATAATGGCGATCTGGCTTTTAAGGCTTTCGATAGCAAGTCCGATCCACAAGATAGTCATGCGGCCACTCCCTGACCCAGCCAGCAGCGCACCATGGCTCGCACCTGCACTTCCAGGTCGTCGACGGTACCGGCGTTAAGGGCGTACAGGTCGCCCTGATGAAAGGTGAGCGGCTGCTCGGTGCTGTGGTCCGGGGCTTCGCCCTTGCCCATGCTCGCGTCGCCCCGGCTGACGTGGATTACCAGGCCGCCGTGGCGGCGCACCCAGGTAGTCTCCGCCTCGGTGCGTATGTCGGTTATCGCCAGAATCTCCGGCGTGTCCTGGAAGTTTTCGAGCTGGGCGATGCGGCCCTCCAGCCGCTTGAGCAGGTAGTCCTGTCCGAAGGTCTGCCGCACCCAGTCGCCGAACAGCTGCAGCGACCGGCGTGGCGTGAGATTGCCCAGGCTGGTGGTGGGTGTGCGCTTGAACGTCCGGTCATCGCAGAGATCGGCGAGGGTCACGGCGGTGGTGTCCATGCCGATTAAGCCGGACAAGCCGTCATAGAGCGGCCGGGCGATTGCCTCGGCCTGGATGTTCCAGTCGGTGGCCAGCGCCAGGGCGGCGGTATTCTTGCCGACGCCGGCGGGGCCGGCGAATCCGATTATTTTCATTGGGTAAGCTCCGTGCCGTCGGTGGTGTGCGTCAGGCCACCGGTGTCGATGAGGTGTTGTTGTTCGGCCTGCCAGTCGTGCTCGCTTTCGAGCCACTGCTCGGCGTGCTGGTGAGCCAGGCTCAACAGTTCGCCGACGGTGTAGTCCTCAATGGGCTTGCCGAGCAGAGCCACGGCGTCAGCGAATGATTGCGCCCAGCGCCCGTTGCATTCGCCCAGGGGTAACGTCCGTTCGATGCGGACCAGGGTGTTGAGCACGTGGTCGGCGCGCCCGGAAACCGTGGTCATGTCGGGGTTGCGCAAGCTCATGCCGCACCTCGAATGGCTTTCCGGTTGATGTGGCGCGTGATGGCGTCGGCGGCATCGATGTACAGCAGCGCGGGCTGGTTCTGGTCCCGGTAAATCACCGGCGGCGCGGGGCAGTCGCGGTCCGTGATGTCGCGGACCCGCAGATCGATGTCGTGGCTAAACGGCGTGCTGCGGATAGCGATGCTGTGCCGGCCCAGGTGCAGCACCGTGGTGCCGCGCCGGCGGATGGCTTCGCGCAGCGCCCGTTCGTCGGCGAGGCTGAATTGAAATGGTCCCTTCATGGGTGCTCCTTGCGGTTTGTTGTTCTGGGCCGCGCGGCGGCAGCGCGCGAGGTAGCGGTCGGCACAGTCGGCGAGTGCCTCGCGGGTACGCAGCGCGGCGGTGGTATCGGGCAGGTCCCGGGTGTAGCGGTCCAGCAGCTGGCCGCTGTGGCCCATTGCGGCGCGCAGGTCACTGGTGACCGGGGCGCGGGCGAAGGCCCGGCGGGCGTTGTGCATCACGTCGCGGTGGCTCATGCGGCCCCCGGCGGGAAGTCGGGGTCGAAGCCGGTGGCGGGTAGACGCTGTTGGGTGCGCATCGGCCCACGCAGGAAGCGGCTGATCGACAGGCGGTGTTCATGTGAGCGCCTGGCGCGGCGCTGTGCCGGCGGGGCGATCAGCAGGCCTGAGCCCTGGCGGCTGAACACCGCGACGCGCCCGGTTGCCGCTTGCAGCGCGGCGATCTGCGCCGGCGTGCGCTGGGTGGGGTGGATGTAAACCTGTGCCATTTCTCGCTCCTGACGTGTGCCAATAAAGCGAGATTAGTAATTTGCTATTCCGTAGTCAATAGTAAAACACTAACTTTGTTTGCGGCTTGCTGCCGATAGCGACAGTGGTACTATCGGAAACTCAAGCGTGAGGTGTACGTATGGACAGTAGGGAAAGGGAGGCCAGGAAGGTGCTTTCTCAGGCCTTGGCAATCATTCTGGCGGGGATGTCCGATAAAGAGAGGGATGCCTTGTGGGGGGAGTACCACTCACTCAGAGCGTCCTCGGATGATCTTGAGGGCACGGTCGATGATGTGGGACAGGTCGGAGTTAGAAAGGCTTTTAAGTAATTCGTCAGTGTAAGAGAGCACTTCTTCTGGCGTATCGCCCCATAACTCGGGGTGTGGCCGGTCCATCCAGCCGTCGGCCAGGTCCAGTTTGGTCTCGAACTTGCGAGCCGTCCGGTCGCCCATAGAACTGTGCGATGTGAGCAGCTGGTTCAGATAGTTGTTATCTGCGTAGCCGAGCTTCCGGGCAACGAACTGGCGGCTGTACTTTTTGTCCGCCAGATAGCGCGCATTGAGGCGCCGTGTCTCTTTCACGTCCATAACTTCGAATCTGCTTTCCAAGTGGCATACGGATTGTAGCAATTGCGTTGCATCCGCCGGATTAGTGATCTACTATTATTTTGACAATAGTAAACTGCTATTCGGAG